GTATTGCGCAGGCTTTCAAGCTCTGCAAGCGTTCGCTCGCCTGTAGGGTCGTTAATGGCACGTAATCCAATGACTACACCAAACGTCACGATAAACTCTTGCAGCGGACGGCCCATATCGACATCACGGCTATTTGTCATGGGTCGATTGCTGACTGGCACGACGAACGCGGCGTTATTGCGATGCAGTGGTTGGCTCATTGCTTTTCGCACGTTTGCGGCGGTGCCAACCTCGTCGAACAGGCTGGCGATGCGGGGTTTAACTAAATTCAGCATCAAATAAACCCCTTGGAGTTGCGACGGCTAAACACGCCTTCCTCACTCTGAATTTGTATCTGGTCGTCAGATGCGGGCGACTCGTTGCTATCTGATAGCCCCAAGCGCACTTCGCCTTTGCCCACCGACTTCAAAAAGTCCATCGCCGCCTTGTTGTTCTTATCGACGGTTTCAGGAACGGTGTGGTCGTACATATTGAACCTGGCGATGTCAGCGCATATTTTAATTAGCACGCTAGGCACAACACTAAGGGGCAGGGTGTAACGCCCACCCAAATAGCCATCAATCAAGTCACTGGCATCTTCTATGGCTGCACTTACTGCTTGCTCGTCAATAAAACCGTTATTGTCGCGGTCAGTAAGACGTAACAGTTCATCGGCTCCGTAACGGTCAATTAAGTTGTCAGTAGTGCAATACGCCATAGTGATGCTCCGACTAGCGCTAATTAGGCGCTAGCACCCGTGTCGTTGTTTGTGCTGGCTTTACCCGTTGCTTTCGCTCCCGTCGGCTTGGTAGGTGCTGTTTGCGAAGCAGTCTTTTTTTCTTGCGTCTTTTTTTCAGTGGCGGCAGCGGTGAGCGCGGCAGAGATAAGCGAGGTGTCAACGCCTTCTGGGATGGCATCGGACTGCATTTCACGGACAGACAGCTTTTTTTCCTTGTGAATAGCGTTGAGCTGCTCTTCTTTAAAATAACCTTCTGGGAAGGCTTTTCCGGCGTCAGTAAAGGTTGTGCCGGCACGACGAAAGGAAGGCACACTTGAGGCGATAACTAATACGGCAATAGCGAGTTTTGACATAACGTTTCTCCAAAACAACTGGCCTTTATCTAAAAGCCAGTTGTAGTAGTTGTAGTGATTGTTAAGGTTCTAGGTATTCAGGCTTATAGGAAGTCGGGACTTAGGACTGTAAACTTGCCCTTAAGCTCGTTGCTTACCGTCACGCCGCCGTCGTCAATTTGCTCGCGCTCGTTAATTTGCGTAGCAAGTTTGTGCAGTGAGGATGGTACGACTAGCGTTAACTTGTTCTTGCCTAAGCCCAATGAGCGACCACCGTCTGCCTTAAAGCTGCGGAATAAATTAATAGCTTCCCAAAGCGTTTCAGATGTTAGTTCTTTCTTGACGCCTACTGCCATTTGCCAGAAGCCGTAGCCCACATTACAGCGGCAATCTACGCCGTAGCGGAAAACCTTATTCATGAACACTTGTTCGTCGTTAGGGTTATCCATGGCGACAAATTGCATACCTTTGCGCTCTTGGAAGATAAGCGGTTTTAAGCTTCGCGATGTGTCTAACAGATACCAGGCATCGCCTGGGTAGCCTGCATCAATGATTGCGTTAGAAAACGAGGTGTCTGCACCGCTGCCATCTACTTCAGCATTGACTGGGTGGTCGGTGTCAAAGAAGTACTGCCCGTCGTAACAGGTAGACGTAAAGCCAGCACCCAACAAAGGGAATACCAATTCGTCTGGAAATACAGACGCCGCGTAGCCCATCTCGTCCATCATGGGCGAATAAACGCCAAGGTTATCGTCTTCAATATCGTTTCGGTCTACCGCTACCGTCGATTCAAAGTCTTTATTGGTAATAGAGTAGCCATGTTCTTTAATTGATTTAAGCTGACGCTCGCCAACCCATTCGCTGAAGCCTGGCCATTGCCCTAACCAGCCATATGTATTCGATTTGGTTGAGGATGGAACGACGGTAGCGACGGCATTAAACATCGGCATGCCGCGAGTTTTACCGTCTTCAAAGTTTTTACGAAACCCAGTGCGGATTGCGTTTAATACAGCTGAGGTAATAATAGCCATGTGCTTTATTTCTCCAAATTAAGTGTGTGGTTAGACGTAGAGCTAGTCTTTCTTAAGCTCGGTGGCGTAATCCTCGTGGGAGATACCCAGTTGGTCGGCAATAAGCTTCTGGTCAGCCGTGAGCGCAGCAATACCGTTTTGGTCGTCCCCGTCAGGCTTTTTGTCTTTGGTTTGTTTGCCGCCGAACGCCTCGATACTGGCGCGGCCATCAAGCTGTGCTTTAAGCGCTGCCATGCTACTTTTGCCCAGGCTACGCAAGTAAGGCAGCTCCGCTTGCGCCACGAACTTGCCGTCTTTTTGAGCCTGCTCGATAAGCTGGTCGACAGTTACCGCACTGTGGTTTGCCGATAACGCTGCTAGATCTGCTACCACGCCGTTATAGGTTTCAATAGGCACGTACTCGGCTGGGTTAATACCTTCTTTGGCTTGCTCAACTTTTGCCGTAAGCGCGGCAATTTGTTGGTCGCTTTCCGCTGCGCCGTCTAACTTGGACTTAATTTCGTCAAGCTTGGCTTTCACGTCTGGCTTAGTTAACTGTGCATGTAATGCAGCAGCATCGATGTCGGTAGACGGGGTAGTAATACCCAGCAGGTTAAATAGCAGGGCTAATGCTTCGTTCATGGGCTTAGGCTCCGATGGTTGGTTATTAACGTTTGCATGAAGGGCGGCAGCTTGACTCATGCCCTTTACTGCTGGGTCATTAGTGAGAGCGGCGCTGTGAAGGTCTAATACTTCACCTGTGTGTTTGTTGTAAATGACGACGGGGGAGTAGTATTTGTACTCACCGTCTTTGATGTGCTTTCGCGCGGTGGGCGTGAAATTAAGCTGAGCAAATAAGCCTTTGTCTTCTCGCCATTCGAATTTATTACCCCATGCACTGGCAGGGGCTTTAGAACCGTTCTCTTTGGCAAGTAGGGTTTGGTGGTCGTAGTCGACAAGCAGCTGCTCGCCCGCATCAGCTCGCGCATTTAATTTCGCGGCGAGGGCTTCGCCTTTGGCATTATCGATGCGCCACTTATTACCAGGCACTTCAGTAGGGCGGCCATCATAGGCAGCGAAGTCGGCTCCCGGGAGTATTTGTTGCCAGGGCTGTTCTATATCAATTGAAAAGGTACAGGCAGCAACGCCAAGTGGAGACTCAGCGTTGTCCGACTGGTTCGATAGGGCAGCAAAGGACACGGCTGCTGCTAGCGTTGTCGCTACATGGCGGCCTCCAAGTACTGAAGATGTAAGTGTGGTTAGTTGTTTTTTCATAGCCCGACCAGTATGTCGGGCTATAGGGAAGGAAGGGGATTAGTCTAGGTTTGGGCTATATCGAAACAATACCGTTGGGAAGAATAAATTTTTCATAGTAGGCCCTCAGCGACTCAAAATAGTCTTCGTTAAACTCACGAGTAACATTTCCCTGACTGCCATAAATCCTAACTTTCACATCTTGTGCGTAAGCAAGCTTCTTTATTTGTTCTACAGTGATTGGGTAATGCGCTTCTTCTCTCACTCTTATACCACCCACCGCGCCAGCCAACCCTTTAAGTACGCCCCGGTTGTATGCGGAACCACTGGGGCTAACGAATGGCATCTTCTCGCCGTCAACTAATAATACGAGTGATTCGCCAGGGTTTATAAACACCCATCCTTCGTAATGAAGTATTACAGCAAGCGTAGTTCCAACGCTTTCCTTTTTGACGTCAGTAAATACTTCGATAAACGCTTGGCTCAGTGACAGCATGGGTGCGCCATCCAATTCCCCCGCGCTGGGCATAGAGTATCGTTTAAAATCTTTAAACTCGTCCTGAGTTAACCTATATCCATCTTCAATTTGATTTTGCGTCGATTGGCAGGCGAAAAGAGTTAGAAGAAAAATTGCGGCAAAAATGTTTTTCATACGTTTCCTTGTATATTTGTTTCGATGTCAGATTACGAGATCGAAAGTTATTTGCCAAGACATTAAAAGGTTCTCTCCATTTAAGAAAATTGGAATAATCCTTCATAAAACCGAGTTTTCGCTTTCGGTAGAGGTTACGCTCTATCTCATTGCTGTTTAAATCTCACTAGAAGTGTTTAAGTTTTTTAATTGGTAACTTTGCTCACCTTTTTAACAAAGTCTTCGTAGGGTGGCTTACATCGCGTTTTACAAGATTGCATCTTTTAGGTGGTCTTGCAGTATTTCAACAATTTCATCTTCATCTCTCCACGGCCCCGTTGTGAGTCCTAAGAATGGTCGGGCAGGTATGCCGTCTTCTTCTCTACCGAATTGGTGTGTGGCGGCGTATTCTTGGTTGCTTCCGAATGTGAGTGCTCTTCCCGTTATTTGATAGGTTAACAAATCACGCATGGTACCGGATTGCTGCAGTATTCTATCTTCACCACCTTTTCGTGCTAACGTCTCTGGCGCTAGCGGTTCCCATTGCTCACCATTGGGCGCTAGCTCAAGCTTAAAACGTTCTTGGGTTGCTTCTATCAGATATTCACCGATTTCCGCGAACGCTGGCTCTAGGTCAGTTCCTGCCCTGGCAATGCGAGAAAGCAACGCATTTATCTCTCCACTGCCATAAGCACGAACCGTAATGAAGCTACCAGCCATTACCATCCCTTTTTTTTATAACGTCGATTTTACTTTCAATTTCACAGCCCACAGAGAAAATCGTCATGCAGATGAGAAAACCCCAGATAGATATTACTTCTACCTTCATCAGAAAAGCGCTCAGTATCGCTATAAAGAGGATCCAACTAAGAATACTAGCTTTAACCATAATTAGTCAGCCTGCAGCACTAGGTTAGAAAGAAGATCACCAAACATGGCTTTTTCATGTTCAGGGGCTTTTTTCATTAGCGCTTCAATACGCGCTTGCTTTTCTGCAGTTGGTACCGACGATTGAAGCACTTGCTGTGCGTCACGCAGCTGCTCGCTCTCACCTTGATGTTCAGCGTTAATTTTATCGAAAATACTCATTACAGTAGTTCCCCCATTAGTTCGTCGAAGTATGCGACTATCGCTGGATAGTGCGTTTCAAGCACGGCGCGATTAAGCGCCCATGCGGCAAAGTGCTCGGCATGCCATTCCATGGTGTCTTGCATACTGTAAGTGGTAATACTCTCATTTAAGCCTGGTGTAGGAATTTCCATGCGCATGGCCTGAAATTGAACTTGGTGTCCCATTTCATGAAGCCATGTGATTATTGCGCCACCATGATCACCACTGTCTGTATAGTGCCTTACTATATGCGACAGTGACCATTGCCGCTTGC